GGCGTCTACTCGGGCAGCTACCACATGGACGGCGACACCGCGCAGCACCACTCCTTCCCTGGCCACATGCTCTAAGAGACGGAAGAGACATGATCAACGTGGTTACGCTGGCGGCGATCAGCCGCGCGGTGAACACTGCCGACGCGACGGCCGACCTGCACATCCAAGTGACCAATCGGGTCGGGACGTTCCGCGTGCACGACGTGCAGCACGGTGGCGGCTACGTCGTGGTGGTGGAGGGCGCGGACGAGCAGTTGTCCGAGCTTGTGGTGCCCGCCTCGCAGGCGTACGTGCCGCAGTTCACGGTTGTTGACTGATGGTCGCCCGTCTGCGCTATCGGGGTGCGCACCGCGTGTCGCGCCCCGGAGCGTGGCCGGTCCGCCCGGCCTGCGACCCGTGGGCGGCGCACGGCATCGTCCTCGATCGCTTCTCTGCCGTCCGTGTCGATCGCGCAACAACGTTGCGCTAGCTGGGCTGTGGGGGTACAGTAACGGCATGGCAATTCACCTGGCCGCCGCCGACCACCCGCAGATCGGCCCCGAGGAACCCCGCACCGACGACACGGGCCGCCTCAACTGCCCGCGCTGCATCCGTACCGTCCACACCCAGAATGGAGCCATCATGATGGCCAGCCCGCTCGCCGCCGCCTTCACCGTCACCGCCGACCAACCCGACCGCGTGGTGCTGACCCTCAACCGCGAGCAGGCGGCCAAGCTGGCCGAGGTGCTCGGCACCTGCGTGGACGACAGCGTGATCCGGCTGGACTGGGACGAGCCCGAGTCGGCCGACCTCGTGCAGGATCTGAACGGCCGGATCCTGAACGCGCTGGACGCCGTCTGACCGGATCGCCTGACGACCCTCGCCCGATCGGCGGGGGTCGTTTCGTGTCCACCCATGGATTACTATCGTGCTACGACATCGCATCGGAGAGGATGTGGGCCATGCCGAAGAGTGAGATCGCGCTGGTGGAGCGCGAGGTGCCGATCAAGGGCACCCCCGAGCAGGTGGCAATGGTGCTGCACGCCTACGAGGCGCGCGGTCACCTGCTCAGCACCGATACCGAGCTGGGCCAGGCCTGGACGCGGACGCTGAAGTACCGCGGCGCGCTGCGCATCGGTGACGAGGTGGTGGTCCGGGCCCGGCTGCTGATGCCGCCCGAGCCGGTCAGGCCTGAGCGGGTGGGGCGCAAGCCGGCGGGCGGCGACACCGCCCGCGCCGTCCGCTCGGCGCTGCTGTTCGTCGGCGTCTGCACGGCGTCGGCGCTGTTCATGATCTGGCTGATCGTCACGGCGATCGGCTGGGCCCTGGACCGGCTGAACGTGACCGGCACGGCGGTGGCCGGTGCGCTGATCGTCGCGTTCCTCGGCTGGGCCCTGCTGTCGGCCCGGCGCGGCCACCCGTGCGTCGGCCTGCACTGCCCCGGCTGCCCCGGCCACTGACCGCGCACACAGAACGGCCCCCGTTGCCTCGCAGTGAGGTCGGGGGCCGTTCCGCGTGTGGTGCCAGGGCGCTGGCCAGTCTACGCGGCCAGGGCGTAGCTGTCCTTCCCCCAGTTGACGTGCACGCCGTTGGCCGAGGTCGCCGGGGCGATCTGGATGCCGAGCGCGCCGGCCAGCGTAAAGGCGAGCATCAGCACGTCGGCCGAGTTGATCCCGTCGCCGATCACGGTGACGAGGGTCTGGAGCAGCAGCAGCACGATGGCGGCGAACGTCTTGGCCCACGGCGCCTCGGGGATGACCGGCACGATGTAGGTGATGACGGCCGTGGCCACGCCGATGCTGATCTGGGTCCAGCCTTCGGCGTCGGGCCGGAACCCGGAGTCGACGAGGGGAACGAACAGCGCCGCGACGGCGTAGAGGGTGGCGAAGATCGCCTTGCCTTTGTCGTTCATGGTCAGCTTCTCTCTCATCTGAAAACTGCGTTGGCGATGACCACCACGATGGTGATCACGACGCCGATCGCCCCGATGGCGGCGTACATCCCCGTCTTGCTGTCTTTGGACCCGGTGTCGCGGCCTTCCGTCCGGTTGAGCCGGTCGGTGAGCTCCTGGATCCGCTCCGCGTTTCGTTCCACCATGGCGACGGCTTCGGTGCGGGTCATGAACGTGCCGGCCTGGTCGGTCAGCTGGGCCCGGAACTCGTTGACGCTCTCGAACCGTCTCTCGTTGGCGGTGTCGGCTTTGATGGTGGCCTTGTCGGCGGCGGCCAGCGCGAGCGCCACCTTGTCGGCCTGTGCCTGGATCTGTGCCTGGGTGAGCCGGTCCAGCGCGGCGATGCGCTCCCTCAGCGCGTCCTCGCCGGCTCTGAGGCTGCGTCTGAGCCCGGCCACCTGCTCGGCGATCCGGGCGATGGCGGCTGCGGTGTCGGCTGCGTCGGCGCCGTCCGTCCCGATCGGGTCCTGCGCGGGCAGGGTCATCAGCAGGGCAGTCCGCTGCGGATCCGGTGCACCTGGTCCCGGAATTTGATGGCCTCGGGGTCGGCGGTCTTCAGCCGCTGGTAGCGGTCGTCCAGGCTGGGGATTAGCTCGCACCAGCGGCGGTCGCTCTCCCGGATCTGGTTGGCTGTGTACCAGATGTTGAAGCTGATCAGCGCGCCGACGATGATCAGCGCGACGAGCGCCTGCGTTACTCGCTTGTTGGAGTGCCTGCGCTCGTCGGCTGTCACGGTCACCGCACTGCCTCGATCACGACTGCGGTGACGACGGCTGCGGTTCCGGCGGCTGCTGTTGCCCAGAGGACGACGCGGTTGTACTCGGGCCAGCGCTGTTGCGCCGCGCCCAGAGAGCCGCCGCGGCCGGGCTGAGCAACAGGCTGACGAACGCCGGCACCAGGATCCCGGACGGGGGTCCGACGATCGTCTGGTGCACCAGCCCGCCTGCTCCGATCAACGTGCAGATCACGTCGCGGAACAGAATGGCTCTCCGCTCTGCTCTGTCCACCCATGCCAGCCCTTCCCGGTCCGTCGGCAGACGGTCGTCTGTATCTCAGCAGAATGCGCGTTTGCCTGTACACGATCACTTCCGCCTGCCCCTGCGGTATCGGTTGTCCGGGCCGCTCAGCTCGGCGTGAAGCCGAGCTTGCGCCAGGTCTTGTCGCCTACGATGCCGTCGGCGGTCAGTTTGTTCTTGCGCTGGAATCCTTTGACCCGGTTCTCGGTGTCCGGCCCGTATTCGCCGTCGGGGGTGGCGCCGACCTTGCGCTGGATGTCGACGACATCAGTGCCGCGGTGGCCGAGCCGCACGTCGTGCCGGGCGGTGACGTGGACGGGCACGTTCGGGTAGCCGGGCTTCGGCACGGGCGGGTTCTGGACCTTACGGGCGATGCGGGCGAGCTCGGCGGGACCGGCGACGATCTCGAAGTGCATCTCGTCCTTGCGGCCCTTGTAGTTGCCGCCCCACCGGACGGCGCCCTCATAGAACTTGAGCCGCGCCTGGATGCGCGCCTCCTGGTCGTTGGTGAAGGTGTCCTCGGCGCCGAGCGGGTGGTCTTGCCACCGGGTGTCGGTGGCCGTGCCGGACGCGTGGTTGCTGAGCGTCTTGGACGAGCCGCGGATGGTGCGCTCGGCGTACCCGCCGGTGTCCTTCTGCCGTAGCGGCTGGATGTTCTCGTTGAACCAGGCGAGCAGGTCGAGCAGGATCACGGACGCGTGGCCCTTGCGCAGGGCGATGCGGACCTTGGTGCCGGGGATGGTGAAGCTGGCGATGAGGCTACGGTTGTTGGCCTCGTATCCGTTCTGCGAGTAGACCTTGGCCATCAGTGCTCGTCCGTTCCGGACGGCGGCTCGGCGTACGTGGTCGGCGGCAGCTCGCGTTCCTGCGTCTCGCCGGCGTCGCGGGTGTCGTAGTCGGAGAAGGCGGCGGGGTCGATGAAGTCGGGCGCGTCCTCGCCGCGGGCCTGCGGCTCGTCGGCGGAGGTGGCGTTCACGTCGGTCATGATCTCTCCTGTTCAGGCGCAGGACCGGTAGGCCCGTGCGGCGTAGTAGGCGAACTGGGCCAGGGCGGCCCCGTCCTGACTTGCCCGGTAGGTGCCCTGCTCATCCCGCCAGCGGTCGCTCATCTCGCACCACAGGGTGACGCCGGGGCTGGTGCGCGACCACGACCCGTTGCCGCCGGGCATCCCGGCGATGCGGGTGTGGACGATCGGGCCTTTCGGCTCGCCGGTGGTGATCGGCCCGTTCATCCAGCGGTAGGCCACTTCCCGGCCGATCCAGTAGGCCAGCCGGTACATGGCCTCGGCCTCGGCGCTGTCGTGGTCGGCGTCCAGGAACGGGCCCTGATCAATGTAGGGCCATTGCAGGTCGTTCTCGCGGTAGGCGACGGTCTCGGTCAGCGTGATGTCGGTGATGAGCCGCTGCATGCCGGTGGCGCCAAACCCTGCCGCGTTGGCTTCGGACAGGAACCAGCCGACGGCGACGCTGACGTTGTGCACGCACCCGATCGGGTAGGCCGGGTTGGCCGGGGGGTTGTCGTTGGGCGAGTCGGAGTAGGCGACGCACTGGCCCCGGTCGACGGCGACGCGGGGGAAGGCGACCAGGCGGGCGACGATGTCCTGGACCTCGGCGCGGGGGATCGCGCCGGCCCGGTAGCCGGCCAGTAGGGTGGGCCCGACGTGACCGGCCAGGGTGACCGCGTACTGCGTCGTCGCCGGGTTGACGGTGCCGTCGGCAAAGGCGTCGTAGGGGCGGCCGAGGCCGTACCCGCCGCCGGGGAGTTTCTCGGCCCGGAGCCGGCTGAGCATCAGGACGGTGCGGGGGTCGGTCCAGCCGTAGAGCTGCGCGGCTGCGCCGGTGGCCATGCCGTAGGTGAAGGCGTCGCCGTCGCCGGTGTCCTCGGCGAGGAATCCGGCCAGCGCGGTGGTGGCCTGGCCGCGCCACCAGTCGCCGCGCTCGGATGCGAGGTCGTCGGTTTCGGGGGTGGTCGCGATGGCGATGGCGCTGCCGATCAGCATGGCCGCGACGGCGATCGCCGCGCTGACCGGGATGGTGTTCCGTCTCATGGTCCTACCCTTCCCACGGCCCGGCGGTCACCGTGCCGTTGTCTGCGGCAAGTATCCAGCGGTACTCGTAGGGAACCCCGGACGCGGCGCCCCAGTCGACGACCGGGGCCAGCGAGGTGCCGTTGAACAGGTGGACGCCGTCGCCCGCGTCGGAGGCCGGTTCGACGCTGAAGGTGTCGGCGTAGAAGGCGTCGCCGGCGGCGGGGGTGCCGGACAGGCCGAGAGCCATGCCGACGCGGGCCGAGCCGGGTATGGCGGTGAACTCGACGTAGTGCCAGGCCCCGGCGACGACGGACGGGTAGGTGAATGTCTGCTGGCCGGTCTCGGCGCCGGCCACGTCGTAGGAGACCAGCCGAATGATGATCGGCTTGTTGGCGGTGTCCGGCCGGATCCATCCGGAGACCGTCCAGGCGGCGCCGGACAGGCTGCCGGTCAGCGGGGTGTTGGTGGGTCCGACGGTCTGCACGCGGGGGCTCGCGCCGGATCCGTTGGGCACGGCCCGCAGCGCGTGGGTGCCGGTGCGCTTCTGGGTGGTGGACGCGGTGACGGTGGGCCCGTCCTGGGCGGCCCAGTTCCCGGCGAAGACGCCGCCGGGGATGTCGGAGTTGACCAGCTGGTTGGTGTAGGCCTGCTCGCGGCGGTAGAGGTCGGCCCCGGTGATGGCCGGCTGGGTGCCGGCGGGGGTGACGCCGTCGGGGGTCACGGTGATTGTCCCGGCGGCGGTGCTGGCGACGAAGCTGTCGACGGGGATGGGCGGGGCGGCGTACGCGACGGAGAAGGTGCGCACCTGCGCGGTGGACGCGAGGCCCTCGTTGTTGTAGGTGATCAGCTGCACCGACCAGGAGGTGCCGGTGGCCAGGTCGAGCGGCACGGTGTAGGTCAGGTCCGTGTAGCCCATCAGGGGCCCGGAGTCGTAGGCGACGAACGCGCCGGGCGAGGTCTGGCTGAGGATGACCCGGATGCCGGTCTGCTGGGCGGCCGTCCAGACCATGACGACCCGCGAGGTGGTCACCGTGCTGATGGCGGCCAGCACCGGGTTGACCTTGGCGGAGGGGTTGAGTGACAGCGCGGCGGAGTAGGCGGCGGCGGGGGTGCCGGCCGAGTCCCACACCTTGACCTTGAACTGGTGGGCGGCGTCGGAGTCGGCACCCCACGCCGAGGCGAGGGTGACGCCCGCGGTGGCGGACGTGTTCTGCACCTCGCTGCCGCCCCAGGTGGAAGTGCCGGCGTTCCAGTACTGGACGGACCCCGCGCCGATCTGCCGGCTCAGCGCGTACGACCCCTGGGTCTGCGCGGGGTCGGGGTCGACGAACGTCCAGGTGAGCGGGAGGGCGGCGCCGACGTCGGCCGGGCCGCCGTTGACGTAGGCCTTGTCGCTGGTGATGAACGACGCGACCGACGGCGGGGTGTTGATCGTCTGCTGGGTGTTGACCACGGTGTTGGGCGAGCCCGAGTGTGAGGTGATCACGTCGAACCGGCCGTTGCCGTAGTTTCCGCCCCGGCGGACGCCGAACTCGGTGGAGCTGAGCACGGCGGTGGCCAGCACCGTTGACCAGGATCCCCAGGTGTCGGTGGCGCGGGTGTAGTCGACGGAGTAGAGCACGGCGGTGCTGGTGCCGACGGCGTAGACCCGGACGTCTTTGGTGACGGCGTCGTAGGAGACGGCGGCGTACTTGATCACGCCGG